TCATCTGTGATCGTAGGGTTTGATGTAGCGGTAGTATTATTGGCACCGCCTACCCCGCCGTTAACCTGCTTCAGATAACCTGCGACTGATGTTGCGAGATCGATCTTAGGTGCATTACCTGCAGTACCATCATGAGTATGACCTGCCGTACCGAAAGCTGTTTCGATCTGGTCGAATTCAGCGTTGAGGGGTGGAGCCGTAATGTCTGCGCCGTTGGTAATATCTGGTCTAGATTGGCGAGTGTAGCCTGCCATAATTAACGCCTTCCTGAAATGCTAAATTCAAATACTAAACCTTGAATTGTATATGGTTTAGATTGTCCAATCGTTGTAAAAGTAGCCCGTGCTGAAAAACCGGAACCTTGAATATCTGATGTCATAATCGGTTTAGAGTTTCCGCCATAGATGACGTTCACACCTGCGTAGTCTAGGTCTTGACCGCCGTAGGCAACGGGACCACCCTCGCTTTGATTGTTGTAATTGAGAGGTCGAGGGGTATTGGGTGTCCCCCAATCATAAGCCATTGAGAGGAAAAGCTCGACCGGACCTTCTGCCCTTATGAAGGTGTTTACTTTGCGAAGAACCTTGCGGGTCTCTGTGTCCCCAAAATCTAAATACGGCGTGGAATATACTCCAAGTATATCTCTACCGTTAAAAGACGTACCCTCCTCCTGACGATATACCTTACCATCAGAGTCGCCGTGCAAGACGTATTCTTCCAAGCCAATATAATCAGATGTTACGCAGGAGGTGCGGATGCCTACAATCTCTCCAAACTCCCAGCCAATCTGACCGCTCTGATCCGACAGACCGCCAATGATACCGTAACTTTCTTCGAGATCCTCTGTACCGTCACCGACAAAAAAACGGACCTGAGACTTACCCCGGATTACAACACCGTTTATCGTGTCCATGTCGTAATTTTTGATCATATTGACCAAGGTTACCTGAATAGATTTGGAAAGTGTGGTTAGCTCAATATCACCAATGCGGGAGGTTCCAGCGACAGGCCTAAAGCCTTCAGGGGATAAGAATATAAGATCTCCACCGATTTCAAGAACGCTATCACGGGCTACACAACCTACGTTTGTCGTTACTTGATCCAGAGTGAACCCAGCACTTATGTCAGGGCTTACTTTTTTGATTGCGTTTACGCCGAATATAAAAAGATCATCACGAAAAGGCTTGAACTGAACTACATTAAAACCCGGGGTGATCTGACCAGCACCATTGGCAACTGTAAAATCTAGTGGATCACTAGGTGAAGAGTGACAAATTACAGCCCTAGAAGTTAAATCGCCGCCTAAGAAAAGGTGGTTCTCAAAAACCTCCACAATAGCAGGAGCATTAACTACTTGATCACCACCGGGACTAGAAGAGCCTCCGGTATTAGTATTGGTCAACTGATACCAGTTTGTACCATCAAAAACTGTGGCAGGATTTACCCCGTCCACAAAACAAATCTGCGACCCAGATCCAAAGTCAAATTGTGTGTGACGCAACTTAGTTACAGTCCGACTACCGGAAGTATAATTAAGTGTAATGCCGGGGGGCAGTAGAATCTTCTGCCATCCTGATAATTCTATAAATTGGTACAAAGAATATGAAGGGGAACCCACATCTTTACGGGCGGCAATAATGTAGGGATTTCCTAAGTGTTCATTTTTATAGATTGCAATCCCAAGGATTGGACCTTCTGCCAGAAGGTCTCCAACCGCTGCATTTAAGCCCCCTAGTAAAGAGTACCCTTCAATACGACGATAGCCGCCATAAAGTGACGGCTCAAAGTTTACCAGCCTAGTGGCTGCACCCGGCGCAGCTTCGGCAAGAAATAGATGGTTTTCATTTGAGTTTAAGCCGCCAGAGCAGACAACTTTAAAGCTTTGAATTTCATCAGGCATTAAAACTGAATCCTAGTGTCTCGAACCGAAGTGTAATTGTTAATGTAGATGGATTGCAGGTTCTTTAGACCGGACTCAAAAGAAACATATGCAGACTGAGACGCTTGGATGTTGTCTTTGAACATGTACAGAAAATACATTGCTCCATCGACTAGGACGCTATCAAATGAAGTAGGAATGCGGCAGACATCGCTAGCGTTAGTTAGATCTGTAAAATTTTGGTAATAGCGAAAACGGATTGTGTAGGCTCTATTGGGTGCAGGTGTTACGCCAAAGCCACTACCATGGCTGGCAAAAACAAAATCAGGAACATCCCGTCCCTGTGACCCCGCTGTGTAATCTGCATCCCGGTGACGGCTGTACCATTCATCACGCTCAATAAATTGAAGGGACTTGTACCCTACTCCTAGACTATCGTTTTTTTGGATCTGGAAACTATTCCAATCAGCTATTTTGTAGTTTACGGGCCATGTATACTCAGTCTGACCAGCAACCAATGAAATTGTGTGTTCAGCGGCATTAAAAGGCCAGCTATACTCTGCCTGATTAAGCCTAGCTACCGATGACTGCACTGCATCTTTAACAAGGGCGTGTACACCTCGTACCGATGGAAAATCACCTGCAACGATTTCAACTTCGTTTAAGCGTCGAAGAACCTGATTACATAAATCAATGTATGTAGTTGGCATGAATAATCCTCAGAAAAAGGTGTTGGGGGCAAGTTGCCCTGCCCCCGCTTAACCATTAGGCCAAGTTGTAGTTTGCAGTGATAAGTCCTTCTGGGCGAAGGATTTTTCGGCCATAGAGCTGTATGCCCCGGACGATGTCTGCGAAGGTTTCTGGTGAGCGGAAGCTCTCAGTTTTCGCAATTTGGTCAGCTACTGCGGCTGCGGAGTCATGGCCTGCGACCAGAACACCGAAGTTAGTTGCAGAACCTGCAGCGGCACTTGTCCCAGATCCTGTACCTTTGTAAGGAAGGTTGTTGGACTGATATACACGGAAGCCACGGATGGTGCCGGGAAGGCGACCATTGCGTACTTCTGCATCGCCACCGAAGTCAGCGTTAACCAGCTTCGCATCTTCGTCCATCAGGATCTCTTTGAAGACAGGGTCTACAACGATCCAGCGACCATCTGTGTCCACGTTAGCTGCGTCCATAAGACGAGCCATGCGGTTCAGAACAGCCAAAGGCGAAGTCAAAGCACCAGCACCGCCACCTGCAGTTACAGGAATGGAGTTAGCTGCAGTGGAACCACCGAAGGCACCTTGTGTCAGCTTGTTAGCTGCCAGCAATTCGTCTGCGCCTGCTGCTGCATTTGATTTAGTACCTGCAGCGGCTGTACGAGCAACCCATGCAGAACCGTTCCATGTGTAACCGGACATGTAGCCCAGAACGTCTTGGTCAAATGCGTCACGCAGTTTGAAACCAGCACGGTCTGTTGCGAGGTCCATGAAAGAAACGTGGGAATGGGCTTCCTCAATGTCATCTAAAGCGAACTGGAAATAAGAAGCTTGGTCGATAACCATAGTAAAATCAGCATCTTGCAAGTCTTGTGTCGCAAGCGTAGTGCCACGAGCATAAGAGTTGATTGTGATTTCTGGTTCTTTGATAATTTTGCATTATGTTCAGGCAAAGTCGCTAGTTTTTGCCCCGCTCTTTCGAGCCGCTACATGTCGCCATGCAGATCAGACTATATCACCATCCGCTAGGGATGCTCTGCGCTTCGAGCCGCTTGGCTCTACTCCATTTCTGGATAGTCGTTGAACCTTCCCGTTTAAGGGCTTGGCTGCTGATTGTCTCATAGAGATGTCCCAGCAATTCACAGAGTTCTTCGATCAGGATCACTCCTGAAAGCCGCCAAAAAATTAAACGGAGTCGCCCATGTTGGCGATTTCGCCAGCATAGTCAGTGTTAGTAATATCTTCTACTACTGAAGAGTTACGGAAAGCCTTTTGGACTTTCTTAGAATAGATAACTGGTGAAAAGTTACCGTTTGGGAGGTTTGTGTACCCACCCGCTGATGGAAAAGCCATTGTAATATCTCCTTGTGAAATGGCAGGTCGGACTAGCCGACAGACAAGACAGAAGGGAATTATTAAGTGGCAGTGTTTATGTTATGGGTGCGTACAAGATGTATCAGGCCATGATACAAAACTACGGGCCATACCACACTGGTAGACTAAAATTCTTAATTCTTCTGAAGGTAGTAACAAACTAAGAGGTAGTCTTTAAAAGAGGCTCTGGTTTGTGAGAGATCATCTAAACAATCTCGTAGCTATCTTATGTAATAAGACAGGTAGAAGTTTGCTTGATATAATAATTATAGCACGTTTAGTATTAGTAGTAAATAGCTATTACTATAACCTGCCCCTAGTAGGGACAGCCCTAGCATATAAGTATTGCTCATTTTGTCAATAGTTAATTTGCTAGGACTGCCATTTAGTTAACGTGCGCCGCCGGTCATGTCGTAGGTAAATGCACCTGCCTTCATGGCTTCAAGGATTGCCTCCTCATTAGCATCGTACTCACGATCAGACATACGAGCTACTTGGCTTTCGCTAAACTTAGCTTTTCCCGTAGCCGCTGGTGTTGCAGAGGTTGATCGACCTACTGCCTGTGCTGCCGACTTCTTTGAGGAAGTCTTACGCTTACCGGTGTCTGCCTTGTACAAGTCGATTGCACGGGCTGCGGCCATGGCATCTGTGTTGTTCTTATACAGAGCATCATTGATGTACAGTGGCTGCATGGCTACCCATTCGTGGAAGGCCGGGTCTTGCCTGATGTCATTAAAGTCAGGATGCAGCTTCATTAGCTGTTGCTCTGCTTCTTTTTTGGTGAGCTTAGTCTCCAAATCCTTCAAATGACCTAGACGCTTCTCGCCTTCTTCAAGGGCTTCATTGGCACGTTTCCGTGCAATAGTGTCTACGATCTTCGCAACATCAGGATACTTGTTCGTCCATTGCTCAATTTCCTCATCAGTCTTGGGAAATTTGATCTGGCCCTTTGCGGCGCTATCAAGCTGTGACTTCAGCTTCTCTAGCTCTTGATCCTTCTGGGACATCAACTGTTGGGTGTGACGCCGAAGGTCTCCATACCGTTTTTTAAAGGAAGCCTCTTCTGGCTCTTTGGGTTCAGAATCTACAACTACCTGTGCTTCCAATTCTTCAGAGTAAGAGGTGTCAGCCTCTAGCTCTTCTTTACGTCTATATTTGCTCATGGTTTTCCTCTGGGGGCTTCACTCTTCGGTGAAGGTGGCCCTCTAAATCACACGATGAAGGTAACCTTGGGTTTCTTCACCATGCCGTACATGGAAGTCTTTTTGGAATAATCACTGTCTTTGTAATCATCCGTTTCGTTGACTTCCGGTTCCTCTTCGGAAACCTCCACAACTGCTTCTTCTACAACTTCACCCTCTGGGGTTGCCTCTTCCTCGTAATGATACCCTGTGCCATCACAATGATCACACCCAGTTCCATCACACTTCGGACAGACTTCACCCTCTTCTTCGGCTGCTTCTTCGTCAGCCTCTTTGATAAAGCCCATGGCATCCATTGCCATAAGACCCATCTTTGCCTCTTCTTGCAGATCCATGATGTGTTTCAGGCCATGCCATTTGACTACATCTGCAGGCAGAACGTATTCGCCTTGGGATATGTTAATATCAATATCGTCCCGTACCTCTTCTGCAGAGGAACCTACGGGGATAGGGTTACCGGACACGGGGTCTACTGGACCCATCATGCCGCCGTGGTACATATCAAGCTCTTCCTCTTCAGAGGTGGCCTTCTGTACTGCATCTGCACGGGTCTTCTCGTATGAAGACAGAGACCCGTCATTGTTAATGTCTGCTTTGTTTTCGTCTAACTGAAATTTATTGTTTGCCATGTCTTCACCTTCCGGGGTCATAATGCCTTTACGAGCTACTGCTAGACCGCCAAGGGCCATGCCCCCAGCTTCTGCGTACTCAGGATAAGTAATCGTAATATTGTGTGAGAAATCTGTGTCGTACACCGGCTCTTGGCCTTCATAGCCACGGGTAAAAGTATGCTTCCCGATGGTTATTGGGTCTGGGCCAGAAAAGTTTGTACCACGGGCCTTAGTTGTAGCTGTGTTCTGAAAGAATGTACGCCCGTCTACAGCGTCCTCACCCATCTGATAGTAATCAGCAAACTCAGCGTGACCCTGTTGCAGATCCTCTTCTGGTACGGGGATGCTATAAACGTCACCATACTTACGGATGGGTTCAAACTCATCTGCGGTCAGAAGCTCATCTACGGTGTCTGGGAAGCGTGAAGAGGCTAATCGGTTGAAGATCACCCCACGAACAGCGTTTCGGCCTTCTATGCCCTCCCCACGGGCTTCTGCCCATACCAGACGCTCAATCTTATCTGCATCCTCGTAGGGTAATACTGTCTTTGGGCGAGACTTAGGGCGAGGGCTTGTTGTAAGATTGTTGTCCATTAGTCTGCACCCTTAATCACTTCATCACGAAGCGTTTTAAATCTACGAAGCTCTGTGATTGCCCCTTGGACTTCTAAAATTCTCTGGGGGTCTTTTTGTTTTTCCAGAAGATCACGAAGACCTTCAATTCTAGCTGCAGCGTAATCGTGCAGTAGATCCATTTGCTCTTTGTTATTCACCAAAGGAAGCAATAGGCGGTAAAAGCTCTTATCCATTATCTACCTGTATTTTGAGGGACAGCTTTTGTGCCAAATTGGCGTATATAAGTCATGTCCTCAGCGTAAGCTTCCGCCCAACGATTTTCTGTAAATGTTGCGAACAGGATAAGTTGGTCTACGTCTAAGCCGATGACTTGGGTTAATTCGTGTAATTCAGAAACTTCTTCCTGCAAGCTTTCAATAATATAGGCTTGTTGAGATACCCACCAGATTGCACCACCAAACTGAATAGCCATAGCTAGAATTAAAGCCGCAGGTAATTTTACTTTATCCATTTTTTACCTCAAAACAGTAAATCGCAATGTTACTTGTTGTTACTAGAACGGTGGCTTTAGAAAGCTCTTGTTCACACTCTTTTTGAGTTGGGTATTGGCCTAGCTGATAATGCGTTACGTTGTTGTTCAGTATTTGAAAGAATATGAGTATCCACATTACTGGACCTGTCCCTGTGGTGGTGGCGGTACGTTCCCGCCGTTGTCTCCACCACCTGCGCCTGTGAAGCCGGGAGCGCCGGGTTCAGGTGCGCTACCCGGTGCAATGTTACCATTGCCGTTGCCTGTAGGATCTTGTGGGGAAGGTGCGCCACCCGGTGCCGGTGCAGCTTGTGCTGGATCAGGCTGGGGCATCATAGCTTGGATCTCAGCCATCATCTTGGCTTGGATCATCGCTTCCCGTGGATCGTTCATAATCTTATCTTCATCTAGATCCATGGACGCTGCGAGTTCACGCAGGATGAAGTCATACTTAACAAACGGTGCCATCTGTTGGTTAGCGGTCATCTGCATGAACTGTAGCAGACGCTGGCTGCGGATCTCGTTACGCATCAGGCTCTCAGTGCCACGGGCTGTAACCGAAAGATCACCTTTGGTGTACATCTGATCGAAGGAAAACTGCATGTTGAAAGCGAAGAGTGCTTTGCCCAGAGGAGCCAACAGATAATCATCTAGGTTGCGTACCACCGCTTTGATGTTCTGTGCGGCTGCACCCATAAGCATGGACATACCAGAGGCTGTACGGCCTACACCCATCACACCGCCTACGCCGTGGCTGTAGGAAGGGATACCTGTAGCTTCGTCAGACAACTGACGGGCCTTATCGAACATCATTAGAAGCTCGTTAGACACGTTGGGGAACTTGGTTCCGTGTATGGCAGCACCAACTTGGCCTCCCTGTCTCCGAAACACTTTGCCGGGGTACACAGAAAGATCCTGTCCGGGTACAAGGTTAGTCTCATCAATCTCAATCAAGAGGTTACCGGACAGCGCACCGTTATCTACAGCCATCCGCATGAAGCCATTCATCAGAAGCTGCGTGTCTTCCATATTCTCAGCAACGCCGATACCGAAGAAGCCGTATGGGTTAAGCTCATAAGGCACTGCAGAGTATGGGATGCGAGTAGGTGTAAACGGGTTAATCACTAGGCGAAGGATTTGTCCGTTACAGACCCAAACATTTACCTGAACTTCGTCACGATCTTCCATTTCTTCGGGCAGATCGATGTCAGCCTGTTCTGCAAGCTCTGCATCAAGCACACCCCAATACTCAAGCACCTCATAGCGGTCTGGGCTTTCAGAGTTATTGCTTTCGTCTAATGCATCTTCCCAATACTCACGCTGATACTGTGGGCCTTGCTCAATAGCGAGTTCGATGCTCTCAGTGCGGAAGTGTGGGCGGCGTTTAAGCGCACGAAGCTGGGTACGGTTCAGACGATGCCGTTGTATAGTATACTCCGCTTCAGCCATGTTTCGGGCGTCTGGGTCGGGGTATAGATCCCAGATAGACACATACTCCACTTTGGGAATAGTTTCATACAAAGGATCATAGTTACCCTCTTCATCCCAACGTGGGTATTCCTTGTCGAAGGCAAATGGACCCTTGAGAATACCGGTGCCGAACAGGCATGTTTCAAATGCTACAGAACGAAGGTGCTTAGAGGCGCTGGTTTCATCCAACTGGTCATGCATCTTACGTTCCATGGTCTGGGCAGCGAGTTTTGCAGGCTCAAAGTAGACAGCAGAAGGGGAATCCCCGGAACCCATCTCCAATTCATCTGCAATAGGCTCTAATTTGTCCTTATATGGCCCCAAATCCTTCTCAATGTCAGGACGGGCTATAGGACGCTTCGGAGTGTACTGTACCCCGGCCATTTCCTCTACTTTTTCAGAAGTAATGGCATTTGGGTCGTAATTTACCTCACCAGCAACATTATTAGGGTACTTGCGGCTTTCAATACCCACCGGGAACTTAGAACCGGCGAATAATACGTCTACAATCTGCGCATATGCTGCCAAAACCTTGGTTTTAGTGATCTTAACAAAGGCTTGGGACTTTTCTGTGTCAGTAAACTGCACATCAGGGCCGTAAATACCCCGATAATTGCGGTACGCCATTAACCAACGCTCTTCATCGGACAAACGGTGGTCTTTTGACTTGCGAAACTGCCCTTGTATAAACGATGCGGCCCCGGAGAAGTCTAAATTCTCTTGTGCTACGTCACCATCCTCTACAAGAGCTACAACTTGCTCCGCTTCTGTTTGATCTTCTGTCAGAGATCCGGTCGGTTTATCCATTAAAGCCATGTTTTAGTATCCAAATCTTGAATCTGAGGGTGTGTACCGCTGTATTGGGACGCCCCGTCCCATATCAAAGGGTGAAAAGGCTCTAGGCCTACTCATAATGCCGTACCGGACGCTGTCGTATGCATGGTCTGTTGCATATCTGGGGTCGATGTCATCGGAACCTTTGGGGTCAGAAGGTATTACAGGGAGATCCGCTATAATCTGGCGGCAGGTGTTGAAGAAAACGATGCCGGGGGTATCCGTTTCCTCGTTAATCTTGAGAACTTCGTGGAACCTGTTCTTACCGGAGACCCTTGCGCCTGCAGAACGATCACTCGGACGCCAGCGGCAACCCATTGAGACCATCTCTTCGGCTATACTAGGGCCGATTTGACCCCGGTTGTGCCAGCAAGAGCTATCCAGAACACCGTAGTGTATGCTTTCACCACGCTCTGCTTCCATAACCGCACGGCCAAGGTCTTTGCCGGTATGCTTAGACACATACAATTCCCGGTAAACGTACAAAGTCTCGTAGCTAGGATCGATGGCAAACCAATGTACCGCAGAATAAGAACTATAACCGTAGTCACATGACCTAAACCTGCGCCAATCATCCGGTATATCGAAGGGTTCGCATACATGCTTGGACTGTTTGAACTCTGGGAAGGCTGCACCATCTGCTACTGCCCAATCGCCCTCTAGCAACTGACGCCGCTGCATCTCAGGCAGAGCTAAAAGGTTAGCCTCGTACTGCCCATCCTGCATAAGATACGGATTGTCTCTCAATGATGCAGGGATAAACTTGCGGTAGAAAAGAGGTTCACCCTCTTTGTCATGTCCTTTCGGGAACACCATCGGCTCCCCGGTTTCTAGATCCGTTGCAACAAAGCGTTTGTTTGCTGGCGCAGGGTCTACGAACATCTGCTTAACCCAGCCATGCCCTCTACCACCGGGGTTGGTTGTGGCTCTTTGGAACAGAGGTAACTCTGGGTCCGTAGTACGAAGCCGTGAGCGCATATAGTTCCATGCAAACGGTGTGGCGTACTGTGTAAGCTCATCAAAGGCTATGTAGCTAAAAGCTAGACCCTGATACCGCAGAACATCTTCATCACGCTCTAGGTAGGTCATCCACAGTTTAGCACCGCTAGGGAATACCCACTGAGACTTCTTCTCCTGCCACTTAGCACCCGGATAGATCTTCGGGTACATCTCTTGTGACTTCCAGATCAGTTCCCGCAATTCATCGTTAGTACGGCGCAGGATGATCCCGTTGAAGTTCTTGTTATGGAAGTACCGCATAGGGTCTGCAAGCAGTCCATAACTTTTTCCTCCACCGGCTGCGCCACCATATAGTACCTCACGCTCAGAGGCCGCTAGGAAGTCTGTTTGTGGGCCGGGGTTAGGCTGGAATACAACCTCACGCTGTTGTTGTTCCTGCGTGATAACACCGAAGTCCAGAGTATCAGAGATGCTCTCAAACTCTTCTTCCGCCTCTTGGGTGGCCCCAAACTTATCAGCTAGACGGTTCTCCATCATAGTCTTGATACGCTTGCTGTCTGAGATCTTACGCTTCAGACGGGCTTCTTCTTTTTCAGCGGCGGTGTGTGGCTTAGGCTTCTTACGATGTGCCTTTTTAAGCTCCTTAACCCGCTTACTGTTGGGCCGGTGCAGCTTCCAGATATTACTAATACCCTGACCAGAAATACTGCGGCCTACTTTGTTGGAAAGCCATTCCGCAACCTTACGGGTGCTAAAGCCTTCGTCCAAGTGATCCATAGCCTGTTCAACAAAAGGAACTACGTCTGGATCTGGTATTAGTTGTAAGGAACCCTCTTCCACAGGCTTGTACGCATAAGGTAACCGCTGTGTAGAGTTCTTCCTAGTTTTGTTGATCCAAGTCATTTGCTTTTGGAGGTAGAATAAACATGCCACCACCATTGTTGGTGACCTCTACCTTCTCCCGTTTAACTAGACCTGTACGATCCAATACCTCACGGGCAGCGTTAATAGCGTTTCGTGCGCCCAGCGCCGTGGGGTCATCCAGAACACCCAGCAACCCGTGGGCAGCTTTAGGGGCGTTCATGGCAAGCATCATCGATGCTCGTTCAATAATCTCTTCTTTAAGCGGTACAGTAACCTCAGAAGCTCCCGTACCTTTAGAATAGCCAGCAATATCCATAGCCTTACGGATATTACCACGGGCTTCACCCATAAGTGCTTCCAGAAAGGCATTCTGTTTTTCAGTATACTTTTTAGGTTCATCGGTCATGGGTTTCTCATTTTAAAGAATAGGTAGCCAACAAGGGCAGAAATAATTATCCAGAACACTCGCTCTGCAAATCGCAGGGTTTGGCCGTTAACTCCCTGCACCTTCTCTAGCTTCTCAAGACGCTCAATATTTCGTGTCTGCGCCTTATCGTAAGAGTCCATGCGCTTAAACAAAGACACCATGCGCTCTTCCATACGGGCCAAGGCTACTATTGCCTCACCCATGTCATCTAACTTTTTTTCGATACGTTCTAAACGAGCATCTGTCATTTGCGTTTGGCCTTCTTAGTAGCCATACCGCCTTTATTCATCTTACCGGCTTTAAGATCCTTGTAGGTCTTATCACTGATAGTGCTTTTACCTTTAGAACGGGACGTACCCGCCTTCTTACGGGCATTCATGTTTTTAACTAGAGACATTAGATCACCATTTTTTACAGGACCAATATCTGGCCGTTAGTTTGCTCGTAGCCGTGTCGCACTTATGTCTGGCACGAAAGGATTTACGGGCTGCAGGGTTATCCTTACGGATCTCCATATTAGGATCTCCAAAGGTGATGTACTTAACGCTGTCACCCTCAACCGCCAAAACCTCAAACTTCTTCGGGCCACCACGGCGAGGCTTATTTACAGAAGTAAAGCCATGACGCTTCTTAGCGGCTGCAATCTTCTCTGCTTTAGTCTTACCAGCCATGTGGCCTCACATCTTATAAACGTAGAAAAGGTAGGCAGCGCCGATAGCAGAACCAATTAGAACAACCACACCACCAAAGATGGTTACAGCTTCAATAAGCTCTTCCCGATCCTTCAGGCGCTGTCTCTCTGCTTCTTTACGAGCCTTACGGGCCTGAGCCTGATACTCTACCCAAGAGTCATATAACCCCGGCCTTCCATATAGCCTCATATGGCTCTCAAGCTGGCGGCGTTGCTCTTTAATCTTGTCTAGGGCTAAGAAGCTCTCAAAATCGTCAGTGTCCTTACCCATAACCTTATTAAAGATAGACTTCTTATCGCCTTCAGCCTTGTCCTTAATCTTATCCTCTGCAGTCAGAAAATCACTTATAGACTTCCCGCACTGCGCTAATTCACGACCATTCTGTACAGCGGATTTAATTACCCCGAAGGCGGCATTAGCCATCGCAATCTCTGCAAGCATGGCTACCCCCAGACAGTATGCTTAATTTAAATAAATTTATTAAAATACGTTAGGCAGGTACTATGAATCAGTACCCTCAATCTTAACTTCACTGCAGGAACCAGAAACAAAAAACCCTGCAGAAGCTGCCATCCTGTAGCCCTGAGCTACTTTATTCTGACACTCAACAAGACTGTAATAAGAGGTTGGATATACAGCTACATTGCACTGACTAATTTCAATACCCATGCAGACCAGTATAACCGCAACCCAAGAAGTCACTACTACTTCTTCTTCATATAACCGCCATTGGATGCACCCATAGGCTTCTTCTTACCGGCCTTCATATAACCGCCCATAGCCATGTTAGGCTTACGGGAAGGGGCCACATCCGCACCACAGTCTTTAGTCTTCGTCATTTTCATAGGAAGGCTCCACATCAATTAAATATTCAACAGGCTCAACTGTCTTATCAGCTACGTCTGTTTCAAAGAAATCATCATATCCACGAAAGATAAGGTTACCGTCTGCAGCCTCTTTGTGTGTGATCAGACCTTCCTCCAACAGAAGATCTCGTACCTCTTCAAGTGTAAGAACCTGACCTGTACGTTCACGGATTGCAGCACGAATATAAATGAGGTTTATCAAACACTCTATACCTTCTATTGTACCATTGCAGAATGTAATAAGTCAACCCCCTAACTATTTACCATAAATTAATTAACTAATGGCTTAATTAGGGGGTTTACATATCGTCAGATGTTGTTATAATTTACAAGCTCGCTGCAGGCGGTACAGGTATAAGTAGTACCCTATGAGCAGTACACTGTGTGCGCAATCTCTGACCTAGTAATACCTATATCCCGTAGTTCTTTATCACTCAGATTCTGTAATATCCAGTAATCAGCCCTACGCTGTTGTGATTCCTGCAGTGACCGCAATATCTTCTTAATAATACCCATAACATTAAACTCCTCTTAGTTAAGTGGCTATACCTGTAAGTATATCACCATTTAGCTAAGGGGAGTTTTGCTATTTAATAATACCCGTTATGCGTTACCTAGTGTTCCTCAATCTTAGAACTGAACTAGCATTCCAAATACCTCTGCCTGATATTGTAGGCACCTCTAATTCGTTTAGCTTCTTAGCCAAGGACCGCAAAGACATAGTTTCGTCAGGATCTATGTCGTTCAGTAACGGAAGCTTTTCCAAGGCACGGCTCTTATATAAAGCTGTACGGGCTTCACTGGCTTTCTTAGCTGTCTCGGCAGTTCCTTTTCCACCAACATAAATACCATCCCTATAAGCCCCTAATTGAACACCTCTAGCCTTGGCCTTTCGCAGGCCTTCAATAGTAAGCGCCCTATGGTTGGTCATGTCTCTGCCGTGTATCTTACCATGACACTCTTCACAGCACTCAACTATGTTAGTAGGTATATCCAAACCCCCTAAAACTTTAGGGACAATATGATGCTTATGCACACTATCAACTTCTGCACGGCAGCAGGGACACTTAGTACCCATTCTATAGAGCCGTTATGCAGTCAATGGCATCCTCAACAGAGGCCTTAAACCATTCATTGTTACGATCAGAAGCAATAGAACCTACAGCCTTATGGGCAGTACGCTCAAGCTTCCTACGATCCTTACAATAAACAGAATACTGAAGCTCATAATCCCTAAACGGGCTAGAGGTTTGATAGCTATTAAGTCTATCATCCGCATCTATAGCCATTCCCACTTTAACCCATTCAGGCCAAGCAGCATTCGTAATCACATAAACATAACCAGCCTTAGTGGTATTGTAATTCTGTAATCCAGAAAACGCTGCATCGTTAAAGCTCTTATAACTACCGGGCTTATAAAGAGGATGTGACTGAGGAATATACTTACCATTAACGTACATACGCTTTGCGTTGTAATTAGTAAGTTCTCTGTAACGGTTCTGTCTCTTTATAAAGCAGCTAGTACATCTGTATGTGCAATTCTTCTGTCTACTAGCTACCCAGTTATCTCCAGCCAGTAGCTCAGTGCCACAATCTAAGCAGCACCGCATCAGTCTATATCAAATAATCTACCCACAGCATTGGCGCTGTCCTCCACATATGAAGCCTTCTCACGAAGCTCCTCAGAACACCGTGATAGCTCATGCGCTACCGTGTACATATGCTGATAACCCTCTGGATCAGAGTATTCATCAGCCATGGTATTAACCACATCATCCAATGACACTCGAACCTCTACAGGATCATCCTCATCTGCCGTATAGATCACAGTCACAATGTAGCTATTACCGTTACGGTCTACATCAAACTCATTCGTAATCTGTATGGGGACAGTTAGTTCAGCACTAACAAGCTTATCTTCAAAATCGGCCATAACGTAAGCCTTCAGTAAAACATCAGGCAAAGCTGTAGCCTGTAACTCATACCCTAACTAAGTGGCACAACAGAGTCAACAAGACTTTGCAAAACTTTGCAAGTACTATGCTAACTTTGCAAACTTTAGCGTAAGGGAGTTGGCGATTTCTCACAGAGATTAACAAAGAGGTGTCGTACATGAGGCACTTTGCAGGTCCATTTTCCTGAAATTGGGACGTAGTTGTATACGGTACGGGTGGGGGGTGGGGTGGCGCATGCCCCCGCCCTGCTTCGCCCGGTTCTGCATCAAAGCCCTTGTTTTTATGGGTTAAATTGTACCGGTATACCTACAAAGTATGAGGTGACCGGCGCAAAGCCTTTAGAAACAAAGGATAAATCTAAGCAATTCTATTCTGATATTCTATAAAGCCTAGACGCTAAGGAATAGCGCCCGGATCTGCAGCGCTAGAGCGCCGGGGAAATCGCTTGCTAGTTTTCACAGAGCGTGTCGGGGGGCGGTGCGGTGTACGATATGCGCCACGATATTGCGCCCTTCTATCCGCCCCCCTGCTCTGCGCTCTGCTACATCCCCTGCGCTCTGCTATGCTCTGCCCTTTGATGCTCTGCGCTTGTGCTATTCCTTGCCCTGCTCTGCGCCGATCCTATGGCCTAAAGCTTTCACCGGCGGTGATACCTGCCAAAGCATTGCACCGGGCTTGTGGCGG